AGCCAATATCCTACGACCGGCGCGAACTTAGGGCAATCATTAACGCCTTTAAAGCGATGGACGATGAAGCTGTTGCTGCGGCTAAACGCGAGAGCGGTGCGCTGGCTCAATACGCCGCCAACGAAGTTAAAGCATACGGAATCACAAGAAACTTTGGACAGTCCGTTGTCAATCGCATCACTTCTGGCGTTAGGGTTTCGAAGTCCTCGAAGATTGGCGAGTTCTCTTATGGATTCGCGTCTCAGCGTTTCTCTGGTGGAGCATCGACTAAAGACCTCTGGGCAGGTTACGAATTTGGATCTAATCGTTATCGTCAGTTCCCAAGACGAACCCCTCGCCAAGGAAGAGGAAATTCTGGCTATTTCATCTACCCAGCACTTCGCAAGATTCAGCCTGAATTAGTTAAAAAATGGGAAGAAGCATTTTCAAGAATTTTAAAGGAGTGGGATAAGTAATGGCCGGAAGTAGAACGCTAAAGCTATCCATCCTTGCCGATGTCGATAACCTAAAGAAAGAGCTAGATAAAGGCTCTAAAGATGTTGAAGGCTTTGGCGGTAAATTAGAGAAATTTAGCGCAGCTGCTAAGGCGGCTTTTGCTGCTGCTGCGGCTGCTGCCGCTGCATACGCGGTTAAGTTAGCCGTCGATGGCGTAAAAGCTGCAATTGAAGATGAAGCTGCTCAAAAGCGTTTAGCCAATGCGTTAAAAAATGTCACTGGCGCAACCAATGAGCAAATTGCATCTATTGAAAAGCAAATACTTAAAACTTCGCTAGCAACCGGAGTAGCTGACGATCAGCTTCGCCCAGCCTTGCAGCGTTTAGCAATAGCTACGGGAGATGTCACTAAAGCCAACGATTTACTAACTTTAGCTTTAGACATTTCGGCCGCTACGGGTAAATCTGTCGAGTCTGTATCAAATGCGTTAGGTAAAGCCTACGAAGGCAACACGGGCGCACTTACCCGCTTAGGTGTCGGCTTATCAGCTGCCGAAATAAAGACTTTAGGACTAGAGGGCGCAGTATCAACCCTTAGCGAGACTTTTGGCGGTGCTGCTGGTACACAAGCAGAAACTTTTGAAGGACGAATAGCCAGATTACAAGTGGCTTTTGATGAAACTAAAGAAACTGTCGGAGCCGCTTTATTACCTATAATTGAAACACTTTTAACTTTTATTACTGATACGGCTATCCCTGCATTTGGAGAATTCAAAAAAACAGCCATTGATCCAGTTATTGCCGCTTTCAATCGCAATAAAGATTCTTTAGTTATTCTATACAATTTTATTAAAGATTATATTTTGCCAATTTTGACAAATAATCTTGGCGCAGCATTAAAGTTTATTGGATCTGTCGCTAGCGGTATTTTGGATATTATCGCAGCTGTCGTTAGAGGTATCCAGTCGGCTGTATCGACCGCCATATCGGCCATTAATGCAATTATTAACGCCTATAATAAAATTCCAATTTTGCCCAACATTCCAACTATTCCTAAACCCAGCGCACCCGCGCCAATTCCGTCTACAAGTATTCCAACATTGCCTAAGCCACCTACGACTACTGCGCCTTCTATTCCGACAGCACCACCCACCACACCTAGTACGCCTACCATACCTAGCACTGCAGGCACTCCAAGCACAACAACTACAACGACCACACCAGTAGTCACTGTTCCAGGGGTAATAACACCAACTGGAAATGCAATTCCATCAAATTTCAATCCAGCTGCTTTCAGAGCTGGCGAAGAGGCCTCAATGGCCGCAGTCACAATTAACGTTAATGCTCCAAGTGCCATTGATGAAGAAGGCTTTACTCGAGCAGTTATTCTTGCGTTAAACAATTCTGAACGCCGCTCTGGCGGTGGAAGTAGCCAGTTAATTTTATGACAATTTGGACTCCCGTTTATAGGGTTCGCGTCAATGGCTACACAGTTACAGATGCAACCTTAAGCGGCTTGACCATTACTTCGGGCCGAACGGATATTTATTCGCAACCAGTCGCGGGTTATTGCAATTTAACGCTTATAGAGACTCAAGAATCCAGCGTTCCTTATGAAATTAATGACCCGATTTCAATCGAGGTTCAAGACTCAAACGGAGATTGGGTTAATTTATTCGGCGGCTTTTTAACGGATGTCAGCATCACCGTTCAATCCTCGGGTGCGATAGCCACTTCTCAAAGAATTCAAATTATTGGCGTCGGTGCTTTGGCTCGGCTTAATCGCACTGTATTTACTGGCAACTTACCCCACGACTTTGATGGTGACCGGATTTACGATCTTTTGAGTACTACTCTCTTTGCCTCTTGGGATGAAGTGCCATCTGCTACAACTTGGGCAACTTATGATGCTACAACGACTTGGGAAAACGCCGAAAACTCTGGACTTGGAGATATTGACCAGCCTGGAGATTATGAGCTCCATTCTCAGAATAACGTCAATGCGACTGTTTATTCTCTAGTTACTTCTTACGCCACTTCTGCTCTCGGCTATGTCTATGAGGATGCTCAAGGCCGCATAGGTTATGCAGACTCAACTCGCCGCGCTCAATATCTGGCCACTAACGGCTATGTCGATTTAGACGGCAATCACGCAATCGGCCCCGCTCTCAACATCACTAAGCGAGCTGGTGACGTTAGAAATAACATTACTGTCGGTTATGGATCAGCTGGCACTCAGCTAGTCACTGATTCAGATGCCACGTCCATTTCTCTTTATGGAGACCTAGCTGCTACCTTCCCGACCACGTTGCGCAATCAAGCCGATGCCGAAGCTCAAGCAGCGTTTTATCTTCTCATTCGCGCTTATCCTCAGTATGCCCTAAAGCAAATTACCTTCCCACTAGGCAACCCAGAAATTGACGATAATGACCGAGACGCTTTATTAAATGTATTTATGGGCTTGCCGCTCAATATCCAGAACCTTCCCGGCAATATGACCAACGGCGAGTTTCAGGGCTTCGTAGAAGGTTGGACTTGGACGGCTAACCTGAACTCCTTGAGCGTAACTCTGAATCTCTCACCAATCGCATTTTCACTCCAAGCCTTCGCTTGGGATGATGTGCCAGAAATCGAGACTTGGCAGACAATTTCACCAACCTTACAGTGGCTAGACGCTACAATAGTGGCCTAAAGGAGAACTATGGCAAATACGACAAATTTCGGATGGGAAACCCCTGACGATACAGATTTAGTTAAAGATGGCGCAGCAGCTATGCGCACACTGGGTAGTGCTATCGACACTTCTTTTGTTGATCTTAAGGGCGGCACTACTGGCCAACTATTATCGAAAGCATCAAATAGCGATTTAGATTTTAGCTGGACTACTGTTGGAAGTTCTTTAGAAGGATGGACTTTATTAAATTCTGGCGGGACAAATTTGAGCGGCTCAGCAACAGTTACAGTTTCTGGCATTAGCAATCGAGCTCAACTTTTGATTTTTGTGCGCTCAGCTTCTAGTGCCAATGCTTCATCCTTTGTTGGTTTAAGATTGAATAGCGATTCCGGTAGTAATTACATCTATGGGGGGCTAAAAGTAGCAGCGGCAGCATCCCCAAGTAACGTTGAAGATTGGACCAGTGCCGGAAACGACCAATGGTTTTTGGGAAAAATGGGTAATACAGCAGGGGCTCGAGTGAGTGCCTCCGCCCGTATTACAGGAGCCACATCGACTTCTTTGGCAAAAGGAATGATTGCTATGGGTAGCGGTGACAATGTTTCTACTGCTGAAGGTTATGCGCAGCAGGGACTTTATACAGGAACTTCAGCTATAACTTCAATCAGTATACTATCCTCAACAGGAAATTTTGATGCTGGTTCAGTATGGGTATATGGAAGTGATAACTAATGACGCAATACAAAGAAAAAATTGTAAATATTGAAACCAATGAAGAAACTTGGCGGGATTTTACGCCAGAAGAAATTGCTGAGATTGAACGCGCTCAAGCTAAAGCGGCTGAAATTGCTGCAAAAGAGTCCGAAGCTTTAGCTGCTAAAGCCGCGCTATTAGAAAAACTCGGGATAACCGAGGATGAAGCTAAACTGCTGCTGAGCTAATGGCTAAACTCTGCAAAGCCGGACAACAACTCAGAGAACAAATCGATGACGATTATCCTGAGCGCGATCGTAAATCTGATGGTTGGCTGGCTGATGCTCGTCATTATGCCTCTAACTCTAATTCGGATCATATCCCGAGAGATGGAATCGTTCGGGCTTTGGACATAGACGCTAACCTCAACGCTCATCCCGAAGAGACTTACGCGCTAGTGGAGAAAATCCGCAAGTGTGCTAAGCGCGGAGATAAGCGGATTAAATACATAATCTATGACGGAAAGATTATGAGTCCAATTTTTAACTGGAAACGCAGAAAGTATCGGGGCCTTAATCCGCACCGCTCGCATTTCCATATTAGCTTTACAACTCTGGGAGACGATAACGGAAAATGGTTCGACCTAGAAGGAGATAGAGCAAATGCTAAACGATCTAAAAAAGGCAGCCGAGAGCTGGGTAAAGACATTTCTAGCAGCAGCGTTAGCGACCTACCTAGCAGTGGGTCTAGATGTCAATGCAATTGCCAATGCCGCAATAGCATCAGTCTTGCCTAGCATTATTAACTGGCTTAACCCTAACTACGAGCGTTACGGCAAAGTCCGGTAATGGATGCTAATACCATCGCTGGCTTTGTCGCCTCAGTTCTGGGTTCAATAGCTCTACTTATCGCCGGACTTCGTTACATCATCAAACTTGAGAACATTCCACTAATTTCGCGACTCGATAAGTTAGAATCTACTCTCGAAGTCGCTCTGCGGGAGAAAGTGGTCAAAGGTGGCACAAAAGCGCGGCGTTAAAAAGCCAGTTAAGAAAGTGGCTAAAAAGCGCAGAACAGTTAAAGAGCTGCCTACCAAGCTAGATTTTTGGGCTATCGCTTGCAAAGAAATTTATGAAACTTGCCGCCGGAATGGAATGGACGAAGGAACGGCTCTGGCTTTTGCTATGGATCGCTCTAGCTGGCCGGACTGGGTTATCGACCCTTCTGATCCGATTAAGAAAATCGGGTGGGAAGATGGCGAGGAGGACGTCTAATTTACCTCCGCGAGGTTGAGCTATTCGAGGCGCTAAAGTCAGTATTCCCGGACTTAATGCCACTATCAGCGACCGACCGAGCCGATGGCGTTACTGGCGATTCATATATCGAGATGAAATGCCGCCGCACTCATTACCCGACCCTCTTGATTGAGAAGAAGAAGTGGGACTATTTAGCCGATATAAGGGCTAGAACTGGCGCTAGGACGCTTTATATTAACTCCACCCCACAAGGGGTCTATTCCTTCGATTTAGGGGCTCTAAACGAGCCTGAGTGGCTTCTAAAGGCCCTTCCAGATAAGACCGACTTCGCCAATAGGGGCACAGTGCAGAAGCTAGCGGGCTACCTAGACATAAGACTCGCCGAGCTGCTACTTGTATAAATCCATTTAATTAAATACATTTATCCCACTAAATCCATTTACGAGGGTTTAGAAGGGAGAATAAATGATAAATAAGCCGGATTTAATTCGGTTTGATACCACTTCCGGAGCTTGGTCGGATGGTAAAAACTACGTTAAAGGCCAATTAATTCGCCGCTATGCGGTCGAGTCATTAGGCCGTAAATCAGTAAGAGGGCGTCTAAGTAAGCAAGAGATTTCAGCTTACTGGCTTGACAGATTCGGAGTAAATGCCGATGTTGAGTGAGTATCAAGACGCAATAATCTTTAGCGCAACAATTTTTGGCTGGTGGCTTTTGCACCGAGCCATTCTGGGCATTAAAGCCAAAGCATTTAACGAAGGCTATAAGAGAGGGAGAGCTAGCATAAATGTCAGAGAGATCGTTAAGTGACTGGTTATCGGACGCTGGTAACACCCTTGAGGACCGGGGGATGGAATATGGCGACCCGAGACACAATTTACTACGCATTTACAAAATCGCGAGAATACTCGGTGTTCAGCTCAGAGACCCAGCTGACGTTGCGCTGGTGTTTATCGCGACCAAACTCTCAAGAATGGTGGAAAGTCCAGAGCGCGAAGATTCGTATCTCGATCTCATTGGATACGCCGCTATCTTGGGTCGATGCAGATTTTCGACACCAGAAGATTGGGACAACGTTGAGTCTGACTCGGAACTCTAATAATCACCAATGGTGTGATTACTGC